TCAAACTCAAGGTGCATCACAAGATTTTTATTCTGGTGTTATTCAATGTAATATTTATGTTCCAAGAGGAAAAGGTACTTCTGTATTGTCTACTTTAGGCGAAGCTGTTATTGATGGACTTACCTCTGTTAATGCTTCTAATTATACCGACACATTTAGTTGTACTCCGAGAGTCCTTGATGTGGTTGGAGTAACACCGATTGAACGTGATGACTCTTCACATTTCTTAGGCTTAATATCTTGCCAATTTACAGCCAACGCTTAGTATAATGATATTAGCTATACAACAACATGACTAGAGCAGTTGATCTATTGAGAAACAAATTCGGTGTTTCTCAACTTTACAAACATGATGTAAAAAAAGATGATGAAATAATTTTATCTGTTTATTGGAATCCATTAACTATTGCTGAAAGAGAATCAATACAGAAAAAAACTAATTCTGAAGATGCTAATGATTTTGCTTTACAACTAATGATTGAAAAAGCAAAAGATGAAAATGGTGCAAGATTATTTCAAGATGGAGATAAAGCATCATTAAGAAGAGAAGTTGAAGCAAGTATTTTGCAAGAAATACAATTAGCTATGATTAATGCTGGTACTGATAAGGAGGTTGAAAAGGCCAAAGCCGATTTGAAAAGCTGATGGTCAAATGAAATTTTTATTCTCTTTAGCAAAAGAATTAAAGAAAACTGTAGCTGAATTATGTGAAACTCTTACTTATGAAGAAATGTTAGGATGGGCTGCTTTTGCTCAAATTGAAAATGAAGAATTTGAAAAACAAAAAGAACAAGCACAACGATCTAGTGCTTTAAGAGGTAAAAAGAGGTAATATAGAGAAAATGTTTTAATTTTCATAGCAAGTGGCTAATTATAATGTTGATATTGCTATTGCATTAAAAAATTCTAATAAGTTAGTTCAACTTCGTAAAGAATTAAAAGCAGCAACAGATAATATACGGGAGTTTAATAAAGAAGCAGGTAAACAAAATAAAGTTGCTGTATCTACTTTTAGCAAACTTAATAAACAACTTTCAAGAGCAAACTCTTTATTAGATAAAGCAGCTATTGGTACAAGCAGTTTTACAAGAGCAGCTAAAGCATTAGTAAATGTAGAAAAAGAACGAAATCTTCAACTTAAACAGAGAGAAAAATTATTAGATGATTTAAGAGGTGTAACAGAAAAAAAAGCAGCAGCAGATAATAAAAGATTACAAGATAGCTTATTAAAATTAGAAAGACAATCTACAAAAGAACAAGAACAACAATTTTTACTTCGTCAACAAGGACAAGATCAATTAAAACAAAAAGTAAGAGAAATAAATAAACAAAGAAAAGAAGAAAATAAACTTATAAAACAAAATGTACAACAAACAAAAAAAAGTGTTGCAGAAGAAATAAGAAAAAAATTTAGTATTATTGCTGCTGGTACAGAAAGACGTAAAAATTTAAGACAATCTGTAAGAGAACTTGAAGAGAATAGAAAACAAATACCTATAAATGATCGAATTAATGCACAACTTAAAAAAAGAGGTTTAATTTTAAGTTCAAATGGCAAACAAATAATAAGAAATAATCAGAATCGTAATATGCGAGGAATGGGTGGAAGTTTACCTAATGCTATAGGTAGTGGAATTATTGGTGGTGGTTTTCCTTTACTTTTTGGACAAGGAGCTACTGCTGCATTAGGTGGTGGTATAGGTGGTCTTGCTGGTGGTTTAATAGGTGGTCAATTTGGTTTTGCTCTTTCTATTGCTGGTACTACTATTGGTAATGCTTTAGATCAGCTAAGTAAAGCATTAGTTAAACCAACAGAAAATATTGAAATGCTTGTTAACAGATTAGGATTAGCAGGAACAGAGACAGGAGATTTAGCGTTAAGACTTGAAAAACTTGGTTTAGAATCCGATGCTGCTGAACTGTTATTAAAAGAATTTGAAAGGGAATTTGGATTAACTGCTGATGAGTTCAAAGAAAATGCAGAGACATTAAAAACTTTTAATAATGAAATAAATAAACTAGGTACTTCTCTGACTTTAATGATGTCAAATGTTTTGAGTCCATTAATTAAAGAACTTAATAATTTAATTGAAGGTAAAAAACCAGAGGGTATATCAAGAAGTGTTACTGGAGCAATAGACTTTTTTACTCGTGATGTGTTGGATCTTGATAAAAGAGGCAATATTTTTGCTGAAGTACCTGATTTGTTAAAAGACTTACCTAATCCATTTAAAAAATCTAGAAGAATGTCTAATATTCCTGCTGGAGAAGAAACAGTTAATAACCCTGATTTTGGTAAACCTGGATTTCTTATACTACCACCAGTTAAAGATCCTTTAAAACCTTTTAAAGATAAAGCAAATCAAAAATTTCAGAGAGAACAAATTATTCCTTTAAAACAAGCACTAGAAATTGAAAAGAAAAGATTAACTACAAGTGCTGATAAATTAAATTTAATGAAACAAGAATTTGAATTAGTAAACTTAAATAATCAATTAAAAGATTTAATGGCACAAAGAAATGAGGAAGAAAATATAGAATTAGAACGAAAAATTGAAAAATTAAAAATAGTTAGAGATACACAAGCACAAGTTGTTAAAAATACAGAAGCCTTAATAGATCCTACAAGACAAATTTCACAGATGTTTGCACAAGATATGGGCAATGCAATTAAAGGATTAATTCAAGGCACACAAACATTAAATAGTGCTTTAAATAGTGTATTGAACAAGATGAAAGAAGCTGCACTTAACATGGCTTTGTTCGGTAATGTAGGTGGAAATATAGAAAAAGGATCAGGAATACTTGGCACAATATTTGGTGGATTTTTAGCTAATGGTGGTGTTACTAAACCTAATAAATCTTATGTTGTTGGAGAACGTGGTGCAGAAATATTTACTCCAGGAGTTACAGGAAGAGTTACCCCAAATCATGCTATAGGTGGTTCAACAAATATAGTAGTAAATGTAGATGCTTCTGGTAGTTCGGTTCAAAATAATGATCCAGATGCGATGCAGTTAGGTCAAACCATAGCTAATGTTGTTAAAGAAGTTATTATTGATGAACAAAGAAGTGGAGGTTTATTAGCATAATGGCAACTTTTCCAAGCATTAAACCAGCATATGGGGAAACTCAAATTATTGAGCAAGAAAATATTGTTGTAAAACTTGGGGATGGCTACCAACAAAGATTAGTTGAAGGGCTTACGGCAAATAAAAGATACCATATAGTAACTCTTAATTTTAATATTTCACAAACAGATGCAAATACAATTAATACTTTTTTAAATGCAAGGTTTGATGACCAAGCACATTTTCAATACACTATAGGAGGAGAAAGTTCTGCAAGAAATTTTGTTTGTACTAGCAGATCAAGTTCAATTCCTTATAACAACAGAGTAAATATGAATTTAACTTTTGAAGAGGTATTTGAACCATAATGGCAATTCCACATTCTGAATTACAAAAATTAAATCCAAGTTCAATTATTGAGCTTTTTGAAATAGAGCTTGTTGAAGGTTTGCATTATGCAACAGGAAATCCTACAAGTGTTCCCACAACTTACAGATTTCATGCTGGAACAAAAATAGATAGTTATGCAGATATTGTTTGGCAATCAAATACTTATGAAAAATTACCTATTGAAGTTAAAGGTTTTGAATATTCGGGTAAAGGTCAAATCCCTAGACCTCAATTACTTATTAGTAATTTAGGAGGTATTACAAGCTCAGGAACAGCATTAAGAGTTACAGATTTGTTAACAACTGTAAATTTAATAACGGCTCACAATGATCTATTAAATGCAAAAGTTACAAGAATAAAAACAACAGCAGATAACTTAGATGCGGCAAATTTTTCTGGTGGTTCTAATCCTTATGGAACACCTAGTAGTGACCAATTTCCGCAAGAAATATATTTTATTGATCGTAAACATACAGAAAGTCGTGACGTAGTACATTTTGAATTAGTTTCTGCTTTGGATTTACAGAATTTAAGACTACCTAAAAGGCAAGTAACAAGACAAGATTTTGAAGGTGTTGGTACTTTTGTTAACTAATTATGAATGAAAAATGTAAACAAGATGCAATTAAACACGCTCAAGAGTGTTACCCAGAAGAGTCATGCGGTTTATTTTTAAAAATTAATAATAATTTTATTTATCATAGATGTAGAAATGTGGCAGAAGATTTTAAAGCTGAAGCATTTGTTATTTATCCTCTTGATTATGCAGATGGGGAGGATATGGGAGAAGTTGTAGGGATAGTTCATAGCCACCCTGATGATGTTTTAGAATTTTCAGAAACAGACAAGGCCAGTTGTAAAGCTATGGAAACACCTTTTTATCTTGTTTGCCCGAATTTAGATAAAATGATTGTAATTACACCTGATGAGATAAATGCTTACAAAAATTAAAGTTTATGGTGTTTTAAGAAAATATGTTGGTCAATCAGAATTTAAAGCTGATATCAACAATCCTAATGAGGCATTTAGTTTTTTACATTCAAATTTTAAAGGGTTGGAAAAACATATGTCAGAGCAAATTTATTGTGTAAGAGTTGGAGATAAAGTTATAAAGCAAAATGAAATGCTTTTAGAAACTGGTAAAGAAATAAAAATTATACCAGTAGTTCATGGTAATTTGTTTTGGGTAGTTGTAGGTTTTGGTGTAAAATGGGCTGCTAAAGAATATATTAAAAACGCAATTATTAAATATGTCGTAACTTATATTGCTTTGCAAATGATACAGAGAGGTATTAATGATTTAATTGCACCACAAGAAGAGACGCAGCAACGCCAAAGCAAGCAAGATAGTTTAGACCCTTCAGCACTAGCTACAAACTATTCTTTCACAGGGCTTACTAATGTAACTAATGCTGGTGTTCCTGTTAATTTAGCTTATGGGGAAATTCTTGTCGGCTCTATTGTTGTTTCTAATGGTCTTGATACAGTACAAGTAAGAGGTTCAAATTAATGTCTATAAAAGAATTTGATCAAAGTACAACATTAACCAACCCAGATTTACCTAGTGGTGCATTAAGTTCTAAACAATTTAATACAATTGTGGAGTTACTTTCTGAGGGGGAAATAGAGGGGAGTGCAACGGCATCAAGAGCAGGGATTACAGATAAAACATCTACAGCTTATATAAATGCTCTAAAAAAAGATATTTTTTTAAATGGAACATCAATTTTACAATCTTCAGCCAGTAATACCTCGCCAAATGATACGGACTTTAACTTTTCTAATGTCAATGTTGAATTTAGAGAAGGAACTTCGACTCAAACCTTTATTACTGGCATAAAAAATATTGAAACGGAAACTGTTATAGCTCAAACAGTAACCACAAGTAACCCTAGAACTCATACTGTAACCCAAAGTACAATTAATGCAGTTAGAGTCACTATTGGTTTCCCATCATTACAAAAATTTAATAATCAGGGCGGAATAAATGGCACTAAAGTCCAATTAAGAATAAAAACTATCGAAAATGATGGTACTACAACAACTGTTATTGATGATGAGGTAGAAGGTAGATCAACTAACGCATATTTTCGAGATTATTTAATAAATTTTAAATCAACCACTTCATATCCAGTTCAAGTAAGAGTTGAAAGAGTCACAGCAGATAGCACAGACTCAAGTCTTGTAAATTCTTTTAGATTTAATTCAATAACTGAAATAATAATGAAACAAAATGCCTATCCAGATACGGCACATATAGCTTTACGATTTAGTGCAGAACAACACCCAAGAATACCAAAGAGGGTGTATAAAATTCGTGGGATAAAAGTAAAAATACCAAGTAATGCAACTGTAAATTCTACATTTGGATCATTAACATATGCTGGTACTTGGGATGGTACTTTTAAAGCAAGTAAAGAATGGTGTGCAGATCCAGCGTGGATTTTGTACGACCTTTTAATAAATACACGTTATGGGTGTTCGATACCAGAGACAAGACTTGATAAATATACCTTTAAAACTGTTAGTGAATATTGCGGTGGAATGGTTGATGATGGGTCAGGAGACGGAACTACTGAGCCACGATTTAGCTGCAATGTAAACATCACTCAGCAAAATAATGCTTTTGATATAGTTAATTCTCTTTGTAGTGTTATGAGAGTAATGCCTTTTTATAGTGCAGGGGGTATTTCTATATCACAAGATGCAGAGGGCAAAACAACAAAATATTTATTTAATAATGCAAATATTACAGAGGGAGGTTTTGTTTATAACGGCTCAAGTTTAAAAGCAAGACATACAGTAATTAATGTTAGTTATTTTGATATGACAACACAAGAACTAGATGTTGAAACAGTTGAAGCTGATTCTTCAACACAAACTAAATATGGAGTTGTCATTAAAAATATTAAGGCTTTTGCTTGTACCTCAAGAGGTCAAGCTGCAAGATTAGGAAGGTGGTTTTTATATAATGAACAAAATTCTGGCGAGACTTGTTCTTTTTCAACAACTGCTGCGGCAGGGATGCTTGTAAGGCCAGCAGATATTATTGAAGTTAGTGACAGTTTAAAATCAGGAGTAAGAAGAGGAGGTCTTTTAAAAAGCGTTACAAGTACAACTGTTGTTGTTTTAGATGATACAGCTTCAACTCAAATTCCTGATTTATCCGAAAGTCCAACATTATCTGTAATGCTACCTGATGGGTCATTTGAAACTAAAACAATAAGTAATATCAGTTCTGGTACGATAACTGTTTCATCAGCTTTTTCAGCCGCACCAAATGCAAACGCACCATATGTCTTAGAAACATCTACACTTCAAACTCAAACGTGGAAAGTAATTTCTGTTTCCGAAAATGACGATATGACTTATACAATTACGGGTTTACTACACAATGAAGGAAAATATGCTTTTGTTGAAGATGGAAGTACTTTGCCAACAAGAAATATTTCTGCATTATCAGAAATATTAAACCCACCTGTTGGATTACAAGCAACAGAACAAATTGTAACTATCAATAATAAAGCTGTATCAAAAATTTCATTAGATTGGCAAACTCAAAATAATGCAAACAGATATGAACTTCACTATAGAGTAAATAATGGTAATTTTACAAAAATAGAAACTTTACAAAGTGATTCAGAAATTCTTAATAACGAAGCTGGTACTTATGAATTTAGGCTGTTTTCTTTTAATGGTCTTAACGAACCTAGTAGAACACCAGCAGAGTTAACATTTACTGCTGTTGGTAAAACTGCACCGCCATCTGATATTACAAACCTTACTTATGAACCTATTTCTGATAAAGAAATAAGGCTTAGATGGGATGCTGTTCCAGACCAGGATGTTCGTGCGGGAGGTCGTATTCATGTGCGTCACAGCCCTAAAACGGATGGAAGCGGTACCTTTTCAGATGCAACTGATCTTGTTTTTGCATTAAGTGGAGCATCAACAGAAAAAGTAGTTCCTTTGTTAGAAGGGGAATACATTTTAAAATCACAAGATGATGGAGATAGATTCAGCACAGGAGAAACGTCCCTTGTTATTGATTTACCAGAAACACAACCAAAATTATTAGTACAGGCAAGAAGAGAAGATCAGGATAGTCCAGCTTTTCAAGGATCAAAAACTAATATTGGATTTGATTCTGGTTCAAATACAATCAGTTTGGCTGGTGTGGGTAATTTTGATGATATTACAGATTTTGATACAGAAAATTCAATTGATGATATTGGTGGTGTTTCGGCAACTGGCACATATTTATTTAATGAAACTTTGGATTTAGGTGCTGTATTTAGTCTTGATCTTAGAAAACTTATCCAAACTGATTCTGTATATTCTACAGATTTATTTGATTCAATAACGGATTTAGATGCAAGATTAGACTTTGATGGTACAGCGTCAGTTGACACAAATGCTGAAGTTTTTGTACAGACTTCTCAAGATGCTAGTTCATACTCAGATTTTCAAAAGTTTGCGAATGGTACTTTTAAAGGCAGGGCATTTAAATTTAAATGTGTTTTAACAACGAATGATACAAACCAAGATATTAGAGTAAGTCAATTAGGATATTTTGCAGAGTTCCAAAGAAGAACAGAACAAAGTACGACAACTATTGCCTCTGGAGCTGGTGCAAAATCTGTAACTTTTAACCACCCCTTTTTCACAGGTACGAGTGCATTATTAGGTGCAAACTCTAACCCACCAGCAATAGGTATTACTGCATTTAACATGGCTTCTGGCGACTTCTTTGAGCTATCTAGTATTACTGGATCAGGATTTACTGTTCATTTTAAAAACAGTTCAGGAAGTTCAGTTGATAGAAACTTTAACTTTACCGCCATCGGTTTTGGTAAAGGGTAAAATTTAGGATATACTGAAAAAAAATAGTTATCTGTTATGTCTAGAGTTGATAGTACAGGTGGAACAGGTTTTACCATTGATAATGGTACTGGTCTTGTAGTTCGTACAAAGTTAAACCAGATAGCGGCAGCATTATCTACATTAAATCAAGGTTCTGGAGACCCATCTGTAGGTGTTGCAGCTTATGTTCCTCATATTGATGGCGATACTTTAAAAATTAGAAATTCTGCTAATAATGCTTTTGTAACTTTAGGAGACGTTTCTGCAACAAATTTTGGTCATGCGGGATTGTCGGCAGCTAATACTTTCACTTCAACAAATATATTTCAAGAAGATGTAACTTTTGATGGTGCTACTGCTGGAAGGGATGTTGTTTTTGATAGATCAGATAATGCTCTTGAATTTGCAGATAATGCAAAAGCTAAATTTGGAACTGGCGGAGACTTAGAAATATATCACGATGCAACTGATTCTTTTCTAACGAGTGCAACTGGTGATCTAAAAGTTCAATCGGCAACTGGTATTTTATTAAAACCAGCAGGGGGAGAAAATGGTATTTCTATAATAGCTAATGGCTCAGTTGAACTCTACGAAGATAATGTAAAAAAATTTGAAACTGCTAGTGGTGGCGTGAGTCTCACAGGAGGAGCAGCAGCTAATATAACAGCACTTACTTCAGCAACAACTATTACTATTGATATGGCATTGTCCTGTCATCATTCTGTAACCCTTGCACATAACGCAACCTTTGCAGCACCAAGCAATCAGGCCGTTGGTCAATCTGGGAGCATTATTATAACGCAAGATGGTACAGGTTCTAGAAGTGGTCAATTCGCTACAGCATTTAAATTTACTGGCGGGTCTGCACCCACGTTATCTACAGCAGCAGGGTCGGTTGATAGGATTGATTATCTCATAGTCTCTAGCAACGTAATACATTGTGCGGTTTCTCTTGATGTAAAACAAGGTTCATAATGCCATTTTTTGATCCAATCAGGATAGGTTCTTCAGGAACTGCTGATACTGCATATACTGTAGATCGTAGTTTAAGGTTTAATTCTGCTGATGATGCTTATTTAACTAGAACCCCATCAAGCACAGGAAATCAAAAAGTTTGGACTTGGAGTGCATGGTTTAAAAGAACAACTTTAGGAACTACAGGTTATCTTTTTGCTAGTAACGAAGCTAATAGTTCGGGGGATGGAATTGCTGCATTATATTTTCAATCAGATCAAATTTACACATATTATGACACTTCTGGATCAAATACTTATGGTGCAGTAAATAGTCGTAAATATAGAGATATAGGTGCTTGGTATCACATAGTTTGGCAAGTAGATGCAGCTAATACAACCCATAAAATATGGATTAATGGTGTAGAAGAAACAGGTCTATCTAATAACCCTATTGATTACAACTATACAATGAATCAATCTGGCCATACAAATGTTATGGGTGCTACTCCTTGGAATACATCTAATACATCAGACCTGTACCTTGCAGAAGTGCATTTTTCAGATGGTAATAAATATGCAGCAAGTGATTTTGGAGAAACAGATGCAACAACAGGGCAATGGGTTCCTAAATCAGTAAGTATTACTTATGGAACAAATGGATTTTATTTAAATTTTTCAGATAATTCTGGCACAAGTGCGACCACATTAGGCAAAGATTCAAGCGGTAATTCAAACAACTGGACACCAAACAATTTCTCAGTAGCGGCTGGTGCTGGTAATGACTCTGTAGAAGATACACCTACAAATAATTTTTGCACTTTAAATCCATTAGATAAAAATTCAAATGTTACGGCATCTGATGGGAATTTAAAGGCAGTTGGAACCTCTGGTGCTCACTATCCTATCTTTTCTACTTTTGGGATGAAGGGTGGAAAATGGTACGTTGAATATCGAAATAATGGTAGTAGTAGTAACTGGAGACACGCAATAATGAATTTTGAGCATGATAGTGCTTCCCTTAATGCAGATTCAACAGTTGCAAGTAATACTTCTGCTGTTAATAAAGTTGGTTATGGAATTAACGTTAACAATGGCAATAAAATGCACGATTCAGATACAGGCAGTAGTTATGGAACAGCTTTATCTGGTACATCAGATGTTTTGCAATGTGCGGTTGATTTAGATAATGGAAAAATTTATTGGGGTATAAATAATACTTGGTTCAATAGTGGAGATCCAGCAGCAGGGTCAAATCCTGCATTTTCTGGAATAGATACTACTATTACTTGGACTTTTGCACATCATATTTACCATATAGCAAATTGTACAGTAAATTTTGGTCAACAAGGTTTTTCTTATACGCCACCATCAGGGTTTAAAGCACTAAGTTCAGCAAACTTAACCGACCCAACAATACTGCTACCTAATAAACATTTTGATACTTTGTTATTTACAGCAAACGCCTCAACACAAGTTGTAACTGGTTTAGATTTTCAACCTGACTGGGTTTGGGGAAAAAGTAGAGATGATGCTTATGACCATGAATTATATGACAGCGTAAGAGGAGCAACAAAAAGACTCAAGTCTAATCAAACCGATCAAGAATTAACTAATGCTCAAAATTTACAATCATTTAATAGCAATGGTTTTACACTAGGTTCAGCAACAAATATGAATTATAATAGCGGTTCTGATATCGTTGCATGGAACTGGAACGCTGGCGATACTGATGGCAAAACTTATACAGTTACAGTTGTTGATGATTCTGGTAATAAGTTTAGATTTGATGGTTATGGAACGTCTGCTGTAACTCTTGATCTTGCAGAAGGTGGCACTTATATATTTAACTACCCATCAGGACACCCATTTAGATTTTCTACAACATCAGATGGTACGCATGGCGGTGGATCTGAATATACAACAGGGGTTACACATAATAGTTCAACACAGGTAACGATAGTTGTAGCTGCTTCTGCTCCACAGCTTTTTTATTATTGTTCTAGCCATAGTGGGATGGGGGGTGCGATTAATACAAACTCAACTTCTGGCTCAAGTAATTTTGATGGAGCTATCCAAACAACTGTAAAAGTAAATGCTTCGGCAGGGTTTTCTATTGCTACTTATACAGGAACAGAGTCAAACACAACTTTTGGTCATGGTTTAGGTGTAGCACCTCAAGCTGCTTTTTTTAAACGTAGAAATTCATCAGGTAATTGGATGGTTTATCATGCCTCTATGGGAAATACCCATAATACTTATTTAAATACCAGTGATACTTCACAAGATGATAGTCATGCCTTTAATGATACTTCTCCCACTTCTAGTGTGTTTACATTAGGAATAAGTGGATTTTTAAACGCTAATGGTGGAACTTATGTAGCATATCTTTTCAGCGAAGTAGCAGGGTACAGCAAGTTTGGGTCATATACAGGCAACGGATCAAGTGATGGCACATTTGTGTTTCTTGGGTTTAGACCAGCTTGGGTTATGGTCAAAAGATCAGACGGAACTGCTGATTGGAATATTTTTGACGAAGTTAGAAGCCCATCTAACGTAGTTGATGACCATATTGTTGCAAATGCTAATAGCACAGAATATACAAGCTCTTCTACTCTTAAGATAGATTTTACTTCCAATGGGTTTAAACTTAGAGGAACTTGGCAAGGTATGAATGGTTCGGGTAATGCAATAACTTATTATGCTTTTGCAGAATCTCCTTTCAAAAATGCAAGAGCAAGGTAATATATAAATATGGCTTTTACACTAAACGGAAAACCTTTAGCAGTTGATGTGGCATTTACCCACAATGATATTCAGTACCCCGCTAACTGGTTAAGATTAACAACTAAAGCAGAGAAAGAAGCAATAGGCATTACAGAAGTTGCTGATGCTCCAGTATATGATTCACGTTTTTATAATGGCGATGGATCAGCAAAAGCACTTGATGATGTAGATGCAAAAGATTCAGATGGTAATTTGCTAAAAAATCTTGATGGTAGTCAGATGGTTATATATGGTGTTAAATCTGTATTGAAGTCACAGGAAAAAGCAACTGCTGGTAGTTTGTTAGCGAGATATGATTGGTATGTTGTAAGAAAAGCTGAGAAAGGTACTGCGATTCCTTCAGCAATCCAAACATTCCGTGATGGAGTGAGGACAGCTTGTGATACTCGTGAAAAAGAAATAGATGCTTGTTCAGATACCGCAGCATTGGTCACTTTATACAGCACAAAAGAAGATGGAACTCCTAACATGACACAATACCCAGACGATTCTAATTATTAGATTCTGTCATTTGTCTTGTCATTAACCCTATAGTGACGTAGAGAGGGGATAGGGCTACAATAAGCAGTAATACAAGCACACTTGTAAAAGATAGTGCTTTTAAAATTGCAAATTTCATCATGTTTCAAAAAATTGCTAATGTTCTTAGCATTGTTTCTTTTCTTATGGTAGCTTCCATGAGTGGTGGAGCTTACTTTGGTTACAAGTATGTAACTTCAGAACAGTTTAAATCAAAAGTTATGAATGAAATTCTTGGAAATGTTCAAGGAATGATGCCTAAAGTATTAGAGAAAGGATTACCTGAGATGGTACAGCCACCGATGGATTTGCCAGAAGGTTTTGGTATATGAACTGCTGGCATTGTAAAACTGAACTAATTTGGGGTGCTGATGCAGATATAGAAGAGGATTTTCAACCTGTCTTGTATCAGGAATATTCAATGGTCAGTAACTTTTCTTGCCCTAAATGTGAATCTTATGTAGAGGTATATAAAAGAAGAGATGCCTTCGATTGAAATACCTGATATTCAAATTCGAGAAGTATATATTCCAGACGTTCCAGCGATATATAGTCCACATTATATTCAAGTAACAAAGCCACCTGAGATTGATGTTCCTGGTTGCACTTATCAACACAGAGATATAAAAAATACTGGTAATCGTAATTTATTATTAGAAGATCCTAATGGAGTATATACAACGTGTGATTTTCCGTTTCCTAGTTTTGTTCCTCTTGACTATACACCTGAGAATCTTGTCATTACAGAGGAAGCACCTGTCGAAAACGAGCCACCGCCTTTACCAGAAACAAAGCAGCCAAAAATTCCTGATTTACCACCAGACCCTCCACCACCTTTTCCTCCCTGTCCTGGGAAAAATGACCAAAGAGTAGGCGATTTTCGTAACGATAAAAAGCTAGAACGTGT